CCCTCCATTATATTTGGTCTTGTTTCAATTTCTACTGTATTAAATCTTTTTATTAACCATCTTTTTCCAAATTTACCTTCATCTTGATATCCATATAATTCGGATATCATTTCCTCAATTGTTCCCGCCCAACCGCAAGAGAAACAATGACATTTATCAATCTCACCATTTACACCAAATGATGGTTTTCGTTCTTGTCCGTTCTTGTGAAAAGGACAATTCGTCTGCACATTATCCCCATTGTTTCTAAATATATGAAACCTATTTACTCCATGCTGGGCTAGGTCAAATTTGAGCATATCTAATATTGATTGAGTATCAGATTGTATAATTGTATCTTGTAGTTTTATCACTACATATCACCTCTTATATAAGCTAACTTAAATTTAGAAAGTCTTTCCTTAAACTTATCAAAAACCCACTCTTTATTATAATTATTTTTTAGTGCAAAATCACTTAAATCAGCTAAAGTATCAAGGCAAAAATGATCTAACTGATTTATTGCTTCTGTATATAATTCTTCATCATAATATAACATCAATATTCCTCGCTTTCTTTATCGTGATATCTACGTCTTAAATCTTCGCTTTTTTCATCATCTTCTTTTCCTTTTTCCGGGTTCGGGATATAATCAAAAGTACCTTTATCTGTATCCCAAGCATACACCCATTTTATTCCTACTTTTGAATTTCGTGCTTTCACGTCTTGTATCTGCAATCCTTCTTCCTTCTGTTGAATTGAAAGAACGATTGACGCATTATAAGCAATTCCATCCGAATCTCGGATATTGTCTAACTGCAAATCTTCATTGTGTACCCCCTCTCTATTTGATTGAACAACTACTAACACCGGAATTTTTAAATCAATGCTTAATTGCATCAAATCTTCTGATATGTTCGTCAACTGTGTGGTCTTATTATCGCCTCTTTTTCCTCGTTCATCCTGCAGATAAGAAATACCGTCTATTGCAAGCATATCCAATTTGTTGCTTTCACACCAACTTTTCAACTTTGATACTGTTACTTTCTTTTGAAAATCTCGTGGATGTGCAACATAGAACGGAGTTCCATTATCAGATAACTTATTTATATACCTTTCATATCCTTGCACATCTTCACCACGATATAATGCTTGTGAAGATATATGTTGATGTACCGTATCAAATCTATATCCTGTTTTACTTGCTGACATTTCGGGCTCTAAAAGTCCTACCCTTGCGTGATATACTTTCCAGGCGTGTTCTAGCATTTTAATAAGCACCCAAGATTTTCCTTGCCCTGTTCGAGCAAATAGAACAACTAATTCCTCACCCTTATGCCAGCCACCTAAGTCATTATCAATCTCTTCAAATCCGCTTGCTATAAAGTGAGTATCCTGATTATCTTTCGTTTCTTTCCACTCTTCCAATCTTTCCTTTGCTTGTGAAATGATATCTGTTCCTTTCACTGCACCATCAATCTTTAATTCCGGCAATTTTGCTTTCAGATAATCTACTGCCTCATAAGCATCTGTCTGTAATAGTTCTGCCATCTTTGTAAGCACTGGAACCGACTGAGAATACAAGTATTCTTCACGGAATGTATTTACAAGATATTCTGTGCTTTCAGATACATTGACTACATCAAAATCTTGAAATTTTGCGATAAATGTTTCTAAGTCGGGAACATTTCCATATTCCTGCTTATGCTCCACTATGTAGTCATATTCTTCCTGATACTGATTGAAATAATCCCTTGTTATATCATTCAAATCTAAAAGAGAAGTATTTTTGTCTTTTAGTACCCGGTTTATAATTTGTAATTCTACCATCAGTATCTACCTCTCTTATCTTCCTCTAAAAATTCTATACACTCCGAGCAATTATATACCCTGCTTGCAAGTCTTACCCCCAATACATCTTCAAGCTGTTCCTTGTTCTTGTTGCTTGTATATATATTGCTTTTCTTTGAATTGATACGGTCATCAATATATTGGAATAGTATTTGATGCTCATAATCACTTGCTTTCATTTCCCCGATGTCATCCCATATAACCAAATCTACCTCGCTAATAAGATTACATAATTCTTCAAAGCCTTTTACATCCTGTGAAATTGAACGCTTGCAATTATACAGAAATTTAGGAACACTGACAAACAAAGCTTTGCAGTCAAAGCAACTCTTATGCCATATCTTATCGAAGTATGAATACATCAATCTAATAGCCCATGTTGTCTTGCCATTTCCACAGTTTTCGGAGTAGATGTATAAATTATTGCCTGCTTCAATAAAATTCAAAATTGCATCTGATTTTGCTTGTAGTTGTTTATAAATTGATAAATCTTTTTCGTGGCATATCAGCTCTTTATAATTCCACAATGCTTCGGGAAGATTAGATTGCTTGAATAATGAATACATCAGCTTATAGCGTATACAGTTTTCAGAACATTTCTCTGTGCATATTCTCTTATACCAACAACTCTGTATATTCATTGTTTCCTTCCTTTCGCTTTAATTCGTTTTGACAATAAACAAGTGAGTTATAAGTGTCTATACTGTTCTGTATATGTGACTTTAACTTACTCATTGTAGCATCCATATCCCAGCTTGTTCTTGCAATCCAATACCCTTGCTCCGGTGTAGCACATATTGGATATCCGTCATCTCTCAACTTTTGAATAATCAACCTTACGTCTCTTGAATTTAATCCAATATACTCTGCTAACTGCTTCGAGTTCGTATGTGTCGGTTCAGTTGGGATGAAATTTAATAGTAACTCCTTGAAATAAGATTCGTCTTTAGCCTTATATGCTCCTTTATATGCCATTTTATATTCCTCCTCTAAAAATGATGTATTGATGGGTCATTGTTTTTTACTTTTTCGAAAAACTCTTGTCTTTCCTTTTCTGCCTCTTCCATTTCTTCGTGTGTCCGCCAAGCCAATTCTTTTGAACATTTGCCATTTCCATTATAGGAAGTGTTTTTGTTCTGTAACCATTTCGGCGGTGTGATGTATTTATAATTTCTTTCATAACTTGTCTTGATACATTCCTCTATAGTTGATTTAGATTTACCTGCTACTTTTGCTATATTTGCTTCTATTGCTCCTTTAGTTTTTATTTTCATTTCGGATAAAAATTCTTCTATAATTTCTATAGAAGCATCATCTTCTATATCATTTTTCAAGCACGTATCTATAACAAGCTTTGAAAAATCTTTTTTTGTATTATTTTTTTTCTTTTCTTTAGTATTTGTTTTATTAGTATTTGATTGTTTAGTATTTAATTGTACTTGATTTTCTACACGTTGAATTTCTAGGGGTAGATTTTCTACACCTTGTTTTTCACCCTCTTGTTTTGGTTTTTCAAAAATATTATAAGTATATTCAATCCTTCCGGATTCTGTCTTATTTGGAAGTATTTTTTCAACACTGACATAGCCAAACTCTTGTAGCTCTTTTAATGTTGACTTTATAGCAGTTTCATTTTCTTTACATATTGCAACTAATCCTGCAATTGAATAATTCCAGTTATCTGGGAGTGATAACATTAAAGATAATAATCCCTTTGCTTTTAAGGACATTGTCTTTTCCTTAAAATGGTAGTTGCTCATAACTGTATAATTCTTTGTTTTTTTGACTCGTATAATCGACATATACAATTCTCCTTCTAAAATAAAATAAGCTATACAAATTGAATGGCGGTTCAAAATGTATAACTTATTTTTGCGGTTGATATTAAGTTTTGCAGATATTAAGTCCGCCAACTTAATATCAACTATACAAGATTACAAGTTCATTACAAACTGTAATGTTATTATAACACAACCTAAATAGAATTACAACATATATTTTTAATTTATATTGTTTAATTCTTCAATTTGCGAATCTACTTCAGCATTTAGTTTAGCCCACAACTTTTCTCTTGCTTCTTGCACATCTTCAATTCTTGATACATCCCACTCTTCTTCTGCAATGAATTTGAAGTAGTTATCGCCTTTTTTGATTGTGGCTCCGGAAGTGTATCTTAATGATGTCACTTTGATTTCACCATCATCTTTGGACATTGTTTCTTGTGTGTTTTTTTCGTCTGCAATTTTTACAACCTTATCTTTGTTACTTGTTCCTTTTGTTTTTTCTTTATTTTCGCCTTTTTCTTCATTAAGTGTGTTGTTGTTCGTCTTTTCAGTTTTCTTTGAATTTTGAGGTGAATTTTGTTTGTTCTTCGTTACATTTTCAACATTTGTTTCCGTTGACTTATCTTCTGTTTTTTCTTCAATCGGTTCCGGCATGATTTCTTCGCTCGCTACATCATCCGTTCCGGCTTCATACCCGGCACACTGGTCACAAGGAATAGATTTTCCATCTACATCCATTGTGACTCCATCACAGCTCTTACAATATTCGTCTCCTTGATCTCCTGCCCATTTACATTTCTTCATAATTAGTCCTCCTTATACATTCTTTCCTTAAATTTGCGCGACATTTCTTTTCTTTGTTCATCGCTTAATTCCCTTTCAATGATAGAAAGTTTTAGTGCTTTTATAGGAAGCTTGGCACAAATCGTACCATCTTTATTAAATTTGATTTTAACTTTTTTAGGATATTTTTCGGCTAACTTTTTGATCTTGGTAATATATTTTTGTTGCGAAATCGAACAAATAATATTATGCTGACCAGATAGCCATTCAATGCAGTTTTCATTATTAAATTCCATTTTAATCATCCTTCTTTTTACTGATCCGCAATGTATAGGTTTCTTTTACCATTTTAGCTTTTGCTAATTTGGTAATATCAAAGTCACCATTATACACAAGCTTTTCAAGTGCATCATCGTCAATATATTCTTTTTGCTTAATAACAGACGATAATAACGCACCGCCAAGATTTTCTTTGATAATCTCAATGGCAAGATCCTCATTAAGACTTTCTTTTTTCGTGCATGATAATGTTGCTGTGTAAAAGTCAGTAGAGTGCTTGTCAATTCCATTGTCCACAAAATACGACTTGATAGCAGCACTCACATCCTCATTACTCTTTTTCAAAGCATTTTCTTTGTCTTTGGATGCTTTGTATCCATCAATAAGACTGTCAATATCTAACTTGATTCCTTCTCTTCTACTCACTTTTTTCCTCCTTTTTCTTATATTGTTTTCCAACATTCAAAATTTTAGTGCCACGCTGTCCCCATTGATAGGTTGCGTTAAATTCTGCCATAATACCTCTATACTTTGAACGCAAATCAATCTGGAATTGATGCAATTCTTGTATCTGCTCCATTGTAAAGAGCATTGTATTTTTTCCATCAATTTTGGGTTCCGGCAATTTCAATTCTTTTGGCTTTTCGAAATCTTCATTATGGTACCATTTGTACCAACGCTTCACTGTCTGCGTTGATACATCTAATATTTGAGCCGTTCGGCTTGTTGTAAATAATTCGCTCACTATATCACCTCCTTTCAATATGTATAAGATTAAATGAATTGTTCCCAGTGATCTTTGAACATTTTAACGCATTTATCATAATCTTCTTCAAAGATTGTCTCGTGTGCATATGTTCCATTTGCCTGCTCGCCTACTTCGTTCTCAATTAAAACGCTTTTTGGAACCCACATACACTTTCTGAAATTCTCTCCAAGGTTTAGCATTGCATACACTGCCTTTTCTGTCTCTTTCATAATTGCGAATACGTCACACATTGAAATATTTCTTTTTACTTCCTGTGCCACTTTATCACCGAACCAATCTTTTACTTCATAACTCTTATTTCTGTTTAACATAATTTTGTACCTCCTAAAAATTTTATGTATTTCTTATTTACAAATATATTGTAATACATAAAAAGAAAAATGTCAAGTGTTTTTATGTATTTTATGTAAAAAAATTTCCCACACCTATTAAGATGTGGGAAGCGAATTATGATAAAAGATAGTTAATATCATCAATACTAATCTTTCCATCAACTAACGCATCTGCAATCTGTCCTTTCTTTTCTACCAGTTCCTCTATACGTTCATCAATAGTATCCCGACAACATAATGTGATTACGGATACTGTTCCTTTTGTTCCAATTCTATGGGCTCTATCTTCTGCCTGTGCCTTTAATGCCATGTTCCAAGGCGAATCTAAAAAGATAACATTCTGCGCCGCTGTTAATGTAAGTCCTGTTCCCATTGCTCCGATTGTTCCAATTATAACTTTACAATCGGTATCCGTTTGAAATCTTTCAACCTCTTTCATTCTTTCATCCGCTTTTGTTGCTCCTGTGATATAAGCTGGATGATAAGATTTCAACTTTTCTCTTGCAACTTCCGTCATTGATTCCCAGTTACTGAAGATAATAGCCTTCTGTCCACTTGCAACAATCTCTTGTACTAACTCAATCATTCTTTCCATTTTAGCTGATTCTTGAACTGTATTAGATATAATACCTGTCCAGCCTGTCGCTTGTCTTAATCTAATCATCATGGAAAGTGGGTTATTTGAGAATTTAATTTTTTGTAAATCTGACAGAACACCATTATATACTTCTTTATAGATTTGATTCTGTTTAGGTGTCATATCAACATATTCAATCTTTCTAATCTTTTCCGGCAAGTCGAGAACCTCAGTCTTTAATCTTCTAAGCATAATGTTATCCATCATTGCCCTTATTTCTTCTAAATTCTTATACCCAACTACCTGAGATCCACCCCAGCCGCCTAATGTGCAGTAATGTTGTTTGAATTGATAAAAGCTATGATTCTCATATCCCAGCCACTTCATAGGAAAGTATAAGTCAAGTGGATTGTTCATAAGAGGTGTTCCACTCATGGCAACCATATATTCTGCAGTTACATTTATCATTGCCCGACTTTGTAAGGAAGTAGGTTCTTTTGATTTGTGACACTCATCAAAAGCTATAACTGATATTGTTCCATTTTTGCAAAGTTCCTGTAATTTTTCAGCAATTGGAAAATGATATTTGGTTTTGCTTATCTTTTCAGCTCCTGCTCTTAATGTTTCAATATTAGTAATGATGTATCTGCAATCTGGAAGATTGTCTAAATCTTCGAGTTTATTTTTTGTGCTTCCTTCATAAGCCTTTCCTGTTGTCTTTCTAAATCTTGTACCAAGAACCCATCCTTTTTCATCTGAATGAATACTAATTTCTGATTGCCAGTTATATTTGAGTGAATTAACACCACACACGATAAGTACCTTATTGATTGTATCTGTTTTTTCGAGACAACCAACAAAGTCTATAATCTGCTTTGTTTTTCCAAGTCCTTGGTCATCACATAAGAGAAACTTCTTTTTATTTAATCCAAATCTTACACCATCAATCTGATGTGCAAATGGTTTTGTTTTAAACTCAAAATCTTTTGGAATATCAATTTCAAATTCTTGCTTATGCAAATCTTCATAAATACCATCAATTTTTATTTCTTCATTCTCAAATTTGTTGCAAAGAGAAATGATATTGTTCACCGGCATTTCCCAAGTATGATTTTCTGCATTATAAACCCTTGTTCCCATTTGCTTAATAAATGAAACAATTTCCGGATTATAATCGAAACTTACAAAAGCACTCTTCTTTACTAAAATGTTGTTGGAGAGCTTTTCAGGCTCTCCGATATGTATTCTAATCATTATCTATTTCCTCCTTTTTAACAAGAACAATGACATCTAACTTTTTTATAAGTAGTACGTTTTCTACCGTGACATATATCAATATATACATCTAATATTGGATATACTACTTCGCCCATTAAATTCTCAATAGGTTCGCTGCTTTGAAATGTCTTGATATATGTAAAAGTATTTCTTGTTTTTTGATAATATAAATGCTTATCTCCCCAACTTCTAAAGGTTACATCACCTATTTTTATGTCTTCTACGCTTTCTGCAATAGACATTGGGCTGTCTAATTTTTTCCACCATATTTCCATATCCTGTTTCAAAGTGACTGAATTTATCATTTCTATTTATCTCCTTTCTTTCGTGTAACTATATTGTAATACATAAAAAAGTAAAATGCAAGTGTTTTTTGGAAATTTATGCAAAAAATAAGGGAGAAATAAATCTCCCTTATACATTAAATGATATTTGGCTGTGTTATATTTTGAAGTGTTTCAAGATGTTTTTTGAATATTTCCTTTTCATCTAAATTACACGTCATATATAATTCAGATAGCATTTTCCGAATGGTGGAAAGTAGAATTTCAAGGTTTTCTTTTGTTCTATTTCTCATATAAGAAACAAACAAACTTTGAATATCTATAATGGTTTCATCCACATTACTTTCCGGAACAAGGTCAATATCCATCTTATCTACAAGTGCCAAAATTAAAAATGCATCTACATCAAAATGCCTCTTCAATTCATTTTCCGCAAGTTCTTTGGCTACTGGAATACTTTCTTGAAATGTCATATAATCACTCCTACATCGAAAGCATCTGCTTTATCCAAGCGGTTTTTTCTACGAATTTCTTATGGCATTTTTCCCACTTTTCTTCCATTTCCTCAGTAGGTTTATAAACTTTGGAAATTTCTTCAATATCCTGAATAGCTTTATCGTGAAGATACCCAGCGTGTTTCAATTCATCATTTGCCATTTCCTTATAACGATTAGCCCACTGCATATCGCCTTTTGCTTTGCATTCAACGTATTTTTCGGCATATTCTTTAGCACCACAAATCTCTTCCTCAATATGCTCAGCTAACTTCTTTATTTTGGTCATTATAATCAACTCCTTAAATTTTCTCAACTACAAATGCAAGATTTTGAGTAGTTACTGCTTGTCCTTCAATAACTATTGTAAGATTTGCAGCATCGCAATCACAATTCTGTCTTACAAGTGCTGATATAGGAAGCGTTACAATATCACCTATTGCTGTTGCGGTTGCACTGGCTGTTGCTCCTTGAACTGGAGCTCCATCTTTGTATAATGTTGCGGTCACTTCTCCTACGGCAGTAGCGGCTACTGATACACTTGCATCTATATCATAGTAACCAGCACCTCCGGCACAGTTTCCTATAGAAACACCATTTCCACCTAATTGACAATACTTTCCATAACGTCTAATTACTGTAGATGGCACATAAGTACCACCAATACCAATAGCTGTTCCTGTTGTAGTATTAACTACATATATTCCTGATTTACAACTCATATTATTATCTCCTTTCCAATAAAAAAGGGAATACCGACAAGGCATTCCCCTAATGATTTAAGACCTTGTCTAAATGACTTAGATGTTGCAACCGTTGTTGCAACAAGAGTTACCCCAGTAAGGACTCATGCCTGCTGTGTATGTGGTTGCATTAGGATATCTAATTACACCGCACATAGCAGACTGAAGCTGAAGCTGATTAACCTGTGACTGCAAGCTATCAATCTTGTTTTGTGCCATAGCATCGAGAATCTTCTGTGTCTGTGCCGTTGTGTTTGCGTTAATAGCAGCAGTGTTGATAGCACCATTATAATTAACACCGTCAATGGCTCTCTGCGTTGTGCAGCAGCAATCTGCAACCTGTTGCTGAACTGTATTGAAGTTACGAAGAGTTTCATAACCTAAATTACAGATTCCATTCTGTAATCCCTGATAATCATGCTGGAGATTATCATTCAATCTACCCACTGCATTTTCCAGGTTGTTGAAATTCATAGCATTACAAAGACCTGCTTCTGTAACTGGTTCTCCGTTTACATTTCTGGTTCCTCCAAAGAAACCGCCGCCGCCGATAAGCAAGAGGATTAAAAGGGCGAAAATCCACATTCCACCGCCATCTCCTCCAAACATACCGTCTTTATTATCTGTAACTGCGGCAATGTCTGCTAAAGATACTCCATCTGTCATAATATGACAATCCTTTCATTTATTTTATTTATTTTATTATAAACAAAAAATGCTACATATTAAATGTAGCCGTAATGTATAGAAAATGTATTATAATAAACGGATTATCTTTTTATTTACCTTTTGACTTAATTTACCTGCCCAATCTCTTGAAATTATTAGTTTTTCAGAAATTGTATCTAATGTATATCCTTTTGAGCGTAATAGAAATAATTCTTTTTCCATAGGAGTGAAATTGCATCGAGCTAATAAGATATTTATTTCGTCCGTTGTAAAATCAGATATAATCATCTTTTTCTCCTTTTTGGTCTTCTATTTGTCGGTCTTGGATGAGTTGGTCTACTTCCACCACGTCTATTAGTTCGTCTTCCACGATAAACAGTGTGCTTAGCTATCACTTGTCTTGCCATTTATATCACCATCATTTCCTATATAATTATTTACGCTTTGCTCGCCAGAATCTTGTGATATTGTTGTGTCACATTTTTCAGATGGAATGTTCCAATAATATAACCACGCTATATTTGTTGCAAAAAGTAGAAAAGTGAGCAGTAATACAACTACAAACAACCTTTTTATTGTTGTTTTCATTTGGGTTAATAACTCCAATGCTAAATTATCATTTTCCATTCTCACACACCCTTTCTAAATCGTCTATTCTATGGTTCGCAACTTTCTGACCTTGGTCTAATAATTCAACTGCCTTTTCCACTTCATACATTCTAATAATAACGCTATTGTGCAAATCTTGCTTCTTCTCAAGATTCTTGATATCTTTCTGTATCAAAGCTATGCTGGTATTTACTTCTTCAACAGTTTTCGTATGTTGTGCTTTAGATGATACGATTATGCCAAAGAACGAAAATAATCCAGTGATAGCTGCAACTATAATGCTTGTCATTATTTCTCCTTTTCCAGTACCATTATAACGTGTTTGCCAGCCTTTAGTGGCATATCTCCGGGTTTCTTTTTGCTGCATAGTTTAGTCGTTTTGAAATTTTTCGGTCTCTTTACAATTGTAAGATTAAATAAAGAAGCCGTTGTTGTAGAACTAGGCATTATTTCTTTACCATATGCCATATTGATAGAACAAGCTACTAATTCGGAGCAATCACAGTTGCATTTTTTTATTTGTGATATTTTAGTGATATCCCAATTTATTTTTTTGCACTGAGAATATAATGAAGTTCTATCGTTTTGACCGTAACCTATATTATCATTTAAGCAGAATAATTTCTGCGCCATTGCAGCTTTTCTTCCTCTGGAACTATTTCTAAATCTTATAATTTTGTCTTGACCAAAATTATAGTAGCCGCCTAATTTTACTTCTTTCCCTGTCTGGTCTCCTTTTTTGCCATTTACTGTTCTTTTTTCTGACTGAGAAGCCCATCCACATAATACTGCCATTTCTTCTAATCCTCCCTATTTATTATATTTTTTAATAATTGGTGCATGCCGGTACTTATTAAACCACTAAATAACCCACCTAGTAAAACTTCCGGTGTGAACGCTAAATTTAGCCATACATTTACTACTACACCTAAAATACTAACTATCAATGGTATATATCTATTGATAGCAGATGATTGCACAAGGTTTTTAATCACATAGCCAACACATAAACACACGCCAATAACAATCGGTACATTATAATTTGTTAAAAATTCAATTCCCATATTATATTTTCTCCTTTCTTAGGAAACAGTTACTTTTTTCCATTCTGTCCATTGCGGATAATTAGAACGCACATATATATTACTATCACCCCCAATGTCAAAATATAGTTGAACAACACGTGTATCAGATTTTATTGAGGTTGAAGTTGCATCTGACCCCAAAATTAAAACAAACGCACTTAAGGAGGAAAGAATCGGTGGAAGATTTTTTTGTGTCGTACCTACCTGTGACGAGAGAATATCTAATATATATAATCCAGCTCTAGGGGTTGAATTTTGTGCTTTACACTCATTCAGATCAAATTCGAGACCCATGTTCGTAGCAACCAGTGACAACGCTCCCATATCTAATGGAGTTAAATTTACGTTCCCTGTTCGATAATTTTTTTCCAACTGACCTTTTACTCCAGATACGTTGCTTGCTGAAAAGCTAGTAACAAGGTTAGTTAGTTCTTGTATAGTTAATACGCTTGTAGAATTAGACTCTATCAAATTATCAACGCTTGTAATCGTTAAACTAGATAATCTTACTCTACATATTGGTACATCTGTAGACAAACCAGTACCATCAAGTATATTCGTAGTTGTATATGTTGGGTCTACTGGTGTTGTATTCGATGGTGTGCCCTTCATTACAACTAAAGATATTGATTCTATCTGAGTGTCTCTATTCTTTGTATATCGCATCACGATAAGGTCATTTCTGTTATATCCGGATGAACCGTTTTCGATAATAACATCCTCATAGCTATCAATATCAATACCCATCTGTGTACCTTGATGAATAAGCATACCATCGCCAATTCTAACCGTGTTATTATCAACGATTGTGGGAGCAAATTTAGCTCCATAATCAATTAAATAAGTCCCGGTTCCAAATACTTGAGAGTTAAATGCTCTTGCATTATCAGATGTTACGTGAGCGTTCCCAGTTCTACCTGTGACAAGATTTAATGCCATTACAGATTCTCCTCTCCTACATTATATTCTACTTTAGCTCCATATTTATCTAACACGACTATTTTCTTCACGATAGGTTGTCGTGCTGTTATCTCTAATTTATTATCAACACCTTCCACTATATCACCTATATCATATTCTTGTGTTGCTGATATGGAAATGTTTAATTCATCATCTGAATATATTTCATTCAATTTTTCAATTCCTTGCTCTACAAGATTCTTATAATGGTCGACGACTTTATTATAATACATTCCTGAAGAAAAAACAATAGGAACGATATTTTCTCGTTCTTCATAAAATTCATTTTCCTTGAAATCTACAACAGTCTTTACTTCTCTTGAATAAAACTTTCCAGAAGTAAATTCTGGCGGTTGTACTATTGATATTTTGACGAATGTATTATTTTTTTGAAATGCCGGAGCAACAGTCTTTTGTATTTTTTTGAAATACTTTTGAGTCTTATCCCAAGCAGGTGCTTTACTTTTTTGCACAGGTGAATAAAATTTATTTTTTTGCCATTTTGGAACAATAGCCCCAGCAAGCCAAGGATTATAATATCTTGGAATATCCTCTATTTTTGTATACTTGCCGTTTTTCAATACATAATAGCTAAAGAAATTAGTGCCCCAGTCGTTTGGTTTATTTTTTTGCAAAGCGTAACCATTATAAGTAACCGAAGAGCATTGTTGATAATCAGTTGTCACACCATCAGTTATAAGCATATAATAAAGAGAATAGTCTCTTCCCCATGTCTTAGGTTTATTTTTTACTTGGCTATATTCTGTGCTTGTCGCTTGTGAATAAGTAGCGTAAGTTATTGGATTTGCGGTTTTCCTAAAATAATATTTGGTGTAGTCTTTTGACCATGTGGATGGTTTTTTGTCAATTTGTGCATAAGTTTCTTTTGATTGTGAACTAGCTTGTTCATAACTTATTTTTTTGACATAAAGCTGAGAGTCCCAATATGGGTTATCGTGTGAATATGCACCCAATGGGATATAATCAGTTCCATTGGTATAATAGTAATCTGTTCTATCCTTATCTACATCACTAGCAGCAACTTCTGTGTAGCTTATTTTTTGCACATAATATTGAGAATATATCAAGTCCCAGTTTGTAGGTTTGGATGATAACACGGTGTAAACTGACCAGTCTTTATCCGATGCTGAGATAAACTCCCCATCACTATTTATGACGAAATAGTTTTGCCAAATTGATTCCCATTCGTTTGGTTTAGTTTGCAATGCAAAGTAATTAGTTTGTGTCGATTTTTCTATTTCTTTATAGGATATTTCACCTGCATCAGATATTTCTTGCGTGTAATAACCATAATAATTATCTGCCCAATTCAATGGTATTTCGGTTAATAATATATAATTTTCAATGGAAGATGTTGAATCGACTTTCAATAATCTACAATACTCTTCGTCATTTTCAAAAATTTTACCAGATTCATCTAATATATAGTCACTATCCTGCATAGGTGCATTTGTTATGGCATACGGTTGCAATATACCATCTGCGTCAATAAATAAATGAATGCAGTAATTATTTAGTAAATCATCAGAGCCTACACATATTAAATGATTAACGGAATTATATATTTTTGCGGCAGTAAAAGATATTTGCGAATCATCAAATTCTTCGTCAGTCGAGTAATCAACAATATTTTCCGCCCACAATAATATCTTTGAACCACTGAACTTGAATTTTAATTTTGCTGAAAAATTAGATAACATTTTTCGTAATCCGTCATATAAATAGTCGTATCCAAATTCGTAATATGGAATATATATAGCATCTCCGACTGTTTCATTTATCAATACGATATTTGACAGTTCGCACCTATCAACCAGTTCCTTTATTATTTCATTAGCATAACCTTCAACCGCAAGATACCCTATTGCAGTATCAGGAATTATTATTTTAGAATTTAATATACCAGTTATTGTTCTACCGGTGTATGTTATATTATCGCTGGACGTATCATCTTTTACTGCGTCTATTATACCACCATATTCCGTATTATCAACATAGATGAAAGAACCGTTTTCTAACTCATCATTTGAAAAAAATTTTTGTAACTCAAAATTATTTTCGTCACTTCCATATGCCATATCTAAAGAAAAGTCCTGTATGATACCCATATCTTCTTTATTCTTGTTGGTGTATATCAAGTCCATTTTGGTTCACTCCTTTCTAGGTGGGCTGTGATTGATGTGATTTGTCCATCTGGAACATCAACATAATTTAGTCCATCTGTTGGTTGTATTTTTTCGAAAATATAATTATTTCTGTCTCTCAAATTAAACTCATTTTCTCTTTTTCCATCGTTTTTTGTTTTATAAATTTTCTTGTTCAAACTATCAATGGTTAAATATTCATTTTCTAATAATGTGGTATAAACTCTATATATATTATCACCTATTTGTACGTATGGCGTAGTGCATGGTCCGGAAAAAATTATAGTAAAATCAAATGGCACAAACGCATCCGTTTTTAATAAATTATTTGCAGAAGATTGTGAAAAATCAAAAGGAAAATCGTATGAATAGTCTAAACCTTCGGATGATTGTTTTTCAGTAGATGACACGCCAAAAACCCTAGTGACATCTTTCAACCACTCACCTTTCTCAGATAATATAGTATACTCATTGACTATCTTTTTTGCAGATGGGTGCCAAGCAGAAATTTTTTTTGAAAAAATATAGCAAGGCAATCTATATTCATTATTTACTATCAAAAACCCATTAACCGCTGCTATAATATCTTTTTCTGTTATTTCAAATAATTTGTTACACAATTTATTATATTCATCTTTTGTCTTTCCAATTATAGATATTTTTATATTTTTTTCCACCATGCTTTTATAGAATCTGGATACCGTTGGATTAAATTCATTTTTTGTTTGGTAATCCCATGCATAATTCAATAAATCTGTGTCCCGAAGCATTAAAACATCGGAACACAAATCTATAGATTCTCCAAAATGATTGACATACTTTACATTCATTTATATCACCTCTCTCACTATTCTTCCGAACTGACGTTGCCCAATTTGAACAGTTAGTCCGGATTTCTGCAAAGAATAAACCATTGCATCACCAATTTTAGAATAATCTACAGTTGATGAATGAATAACGCCATCAACCTTTGACGTTATTCTGGTATTCATTCCATCAATGGTTCCTTGTAATGATTTCTGGATATTTTTCATTGGATTTTCATCATCAAATCCTTCCCATATACCTTTAGCAAGAAAGACACCGATTTCATCATGCATAAGTTTCGATGGTGAATGTATACCAAAGAAAGATTTTAATTTATTTAGAACGTCTTTTCCAAAACCTTCTATCTTATTTTTTATCCATGAAACCATATCATTTATACCATTCCATAAGCCTTCAACTAAATTCTTTCCAACATTTTTTATTCCAATCAGTTTATCAGTGAGTGTGTTCATCAATGTTTCTCCGATCTTCATTCCAATGGAAACAAGTTTGAATGTATTCTTAAGTATTCCTGATGCAAGATCTTTTATTATGCTCACCCCAACACTTATAAGTCCGGATGCTAATTTTATTAAACCTTTTACAATTGCGGCTATTATCTTTGGCAAAGATTTTATCAGTGTCGGTATATTTTTAACAAGTCCGGCAGAAAGTGATTTAATAAGTTTATATGCTGAAAGTATAAGTTTCGGTGCGTTGTTGGCTATACCGTTTACTATCTTCTTGACAAGTCCAGGAAGTGCGGAAATCAGCATAGGCAATGATTTCAAAATACCATCTTTTAATGCGTTTAGTAATTTCATGCCAGTATCTATGATTACTGGAAGATTATCCATAATGACATCAATAGCTGTGGATAATCCTTGTACCAGAAAAGTTAAAAGTGTTGGCAAGCCATTTCTTAATGCATTTATTAAAAGAGATAAAATAACTGATAACTGAGATGTTATCAACGGAGCTTGCTCCACGATAAAGGATATAAGTTGCTCTACATAAGTCTTTATATTATCCAGCAATGTAGGTCCATAGCTTTGCAAAGAAGTAGCAACAATGTTAAATAGTGATAATATACTATTTATAAGTCCAGGTCCAACAGAATTTATAAGCTCTGGCAAATATCCTAATAGTTGTGGGAGAAGTGCGTTTATTAAATTTCCCACACCTGTCAACGCTATTTGTATTCTAGGAAGCAAGTTGTTTAATGCGTTCACTGCTGAATCAACAAACTGGTCAACTAATTCTTCAAAATTTGCATCATCACGTGACATACCAGTAAGCAGATTAGTCCAAGCAGATTTTGCAGAATTAACAGAACCTTCTATTGTGGAAGATGCTTCTTTTGCAGAAGTTCCGGTTATTCCAAGATTTGTTTGAACTTTATGAATAGCCTCAATCATTTTATCAAAAGTGACAACTTTATCAAAATTAGCCCCTTTACCCTTGGCAACAACGAGTGTATCACCAAGAACTCCAGAATCATTTATAAGTCTTGCCATTTCTGATTTTGTTCCACCATACCCAAGCTTTAAGTTGTCCAACATGGTAAAGTTGTCTTTTGCAAAACCTTGATAAGCATTTTGTATCAACTCCATGTCAGTTCCCATCTTGTTAGCATTATCAGACATATCAATTATTGCTTTATTTGATAGTTTAGCTGCCTTTTCTGTATCCCCTCCAAGTCCTTGTAAAAGTGATGCACTAAATGATGTTGTTAATTCCATATAATCATTGGCAGAAATTTGTGCTGTCTTATAAGCTTCATCTGCGTATTTTTGAACCTGTTTGCTAGATTTTTTGAAAAGTGTATCTATACCACCAGCAAGCTGTTCATATGACGCATAAGCTGATACTGATTTGCTCACGACACCACCAATGGCAGCGGCTGCCGCTCCTGCAGAAACAGCTGTTGCTTTAAGCGTTGCCGCAGTTGCTTTGCCAGCAACTCCTAAAGAACCGCTGAGGGCATTACCGATCTTATTTAACTTACCTGACGAATTATCTACCTTTTTTTCTGCTTCTTTTAATCCTTGTTCTATTCCAGAACTATCGAATTCTGTGTCAATTACAACCTTTCCATCTGCCATTTAATATTCCACCACCAATCATTTTAAGAATTATAAAATTCATCATTTATTTCTTCCATTATACTTTCGTCAACTTTGTTCGTCTTAGTAGGCAATGCCCATTCATTTTTTTGTTGCTTGCAAATATCATCGTATTGTTGTGAATCTTTATGCCAAGCTCGCATTTGCATTATTTGCTTTATCTTTGTGTCCTCAGGCAGTGATAAAAATAAAGCTTTGAATAAATGCCAATGCATATCACATACCGTTAAATCTATACCGTATGCAGACATAAAGGAACCAACAATATATTCTCCGTCTAAAACGTAGTCTATAACTACATCTCCATGTGACGTATTACCTTTTGGCGTAGCGTTTGGATTTGAATAAAAATTTAGTAATTCTACAAATACATTATCAGGCAGATGAAACGCTTCCAACAAGGTCATGTCCTTAAACACAAACAAACAGTCTAATATCGAATTTCTTCGATCTTTTATAACCTCCCCAAATTTTATCCATATTCGGTAGTCTGTGTTTAATAAAAAAGACTCACCATCTACCTCAATGGTTTCTGGCAAGCCCTTATTTCGTAAATCAATCATATTATACTTTTATCTTGGATGCTTTATCCAAAGCTTCAACAAGATTGACTATCTTATCCACCTGATATTTATCCAAGTCAATCGTTGCATTTTCTTCGTTATATTCTTCAAGTGGTTTAGCGTAAGCACGAACTACCATAAGATAGAATATGTTTATGGTATTCGGGTCACTTTCGGTAAATTTACCAATCAGATTTGTAATTGCATCTTCTCCAAGCAATTTACTTAAAAGGTCATACATTGATTTACATTTGTCCTTGAATTTTGCGTTGCCAGAATTTATGACTTCCTGTTTTTCAATCATGTCTGCAATAGCAAACGTATATTGAGGTAAGTCATACTCCTGTCCAGCATAGGTGATATAATACTTAGCCATAATTTACCTCCTTTAATTATGGATTTTAGACTTCTGCTTGAAATGTTGGCGAACCTGCTTCTATCGTATAAGTTCCTTTTTCGATATCTCCACCCATTTTAAGGGAGAATGTTATTTTACCGTCTACAGTGTTAAGAACTTTAGATGTTAATGTTGCAATACATCTCCAAGCTTTCTTTCCTGTTCCACCAAAACACAAAAGCAGAGGAACTTGTGTATCAGCCCCGGTCGGCAAATTATACAATTCACCTATGAGGAAATCATATATTGGGTTTCCTTCATAGCAAGCAATTTCCTGCGGAAGTTCCGGTTTATTTGAGTTGATTTCTGTAACTGCATTTTCGTAGCAGATATAATCCATATCCTCTTCCTGCTCACCCACAGTTAGTTCAAAAATCGTAGAATAATCAATTCTTTTCCAAACTGAAGCGGCAAAGGTGGAATCTTTTTGCACGTCTAAAAATGGAATAAACTGATTTCTTGTCAATTTTTTCATTGCTTCTGACATTATATTTCACTCCTTTTCTTTTCTAAATATTCTATATAAAATTGACCTTCATATCTTGCGATTGATGGATTATCCTGAGTTACATACACTTCAGGTGCCTTATATGTGGCACCTATTTCATTCACAACATAATTATCCCCTAAATCTGGATACTCATTGTTGTTGTTTTTTGTTTCAATAAATTCAATAACCTTATCAAATTCTGCAATAGCATCTAAGTTCAAATCACTTGTTCCACCATTATCATATTCTCTTACTAGATTGATATTAAACATCAATCTAACTTCTTTTGCACCGTCCATGTATTCATTAAGGACAATACTACTTGAATTGGAATTAACGGAAGAGGAACCTGCGTCAATAGGTATAACATTGAAGTAAGAATAACCACCCATTTCAGGACAATCTAATAACCATTGTGAAATTTTATCGTATATATTCACTTTCATTTTGATCATCCCTTCCTTTTGATATATTCTGTGATTGCTCTTGCAACTACATCTTTCTTATCCCTAAATGCTGCTTCTTCCCAATGGCTTTGTGCAAGAAAGTTCTTTTCTTTGCTATAGTTCAAAGGATTTCCCTTGTCACTAATACCTTCCCATTGATAATGTGAATATACTTGTTCATACGTCACTTTCCAAGGCTCTGTGGCATAAGATTGACTTAATGTTCCAGTGTCTTTTGGTGTATATTTTTCGAAAATCTTTGCCCATGTTTCTGCAGTAAATCTTCCAATATCATCATTTAATATATGATTAACGATTTTTATTGAAGGATTCATTTCCACCTTAACACTCACTATACACCACCTACCCGAAATTCGAATTGAACGGACAATTTTTTATCTACTTGTTCAATACGTCGTATTTCACAAGTATTTGGTTCATAATCGTTCTTTACTTGTATTATATTCTGTGCAGTGACATCTTCTTCCACTATATCAAGTATAATTACATCCTGATTGGATAAGGTATAATAACCTGTCTTATCTTCTAATGCTTTCCACTCTTTATAGGGAAGATATTTATCCGTGAACGGTATGAGTATAGTGAATTGTTGACCCATTGAGACAACTGTTCCACTGATATTGGAAATTCTGTCTTTTTTATAAACGCAATTCTCTATAACTGATTTATACCAAACATCAGTATTGGTTACAGAATCTTTTCTTTTAAGTCGATTGAGAAGGGTTATTGTACCTTGCACGATTCACCCACCTCCCTCGATAGAATAATTCCGGATATCTTGGATACAAGTATTCCATCATAATATCTTTGAATCTTTCAGTTAGGCTTGCGTCTAAACTCTTTTCAGATGCATTACCATAACCGAAAGATTCAATTCCATTGCTATAAGATGTGGTGTTATCATCTCGTTCCATCTTAGAATTATTCTCTATATTGACTAACTTAACCTCCAACATCTGAACCTCTTTTGGTACTGTTCCAAGCTCTTCAATCAGCTTAGCTAATCTTCCGCTTGTGATATAGTCCATTTTAGATTCAGTGTCAAACTGCAAAGTAAGAAATGCATCTTGTGTGCACTTCCCACCTAACGCTTGATATTCCTCAAATGTTAAATAACTCACAAGATGCATCTCCTTTCTTTACTTAGCTTCTGAGGCGGAGGCAACCTTAGTTGCTGACTTTTTTGTTTGCTTTTTTGTCACCTCTTCTCCGCCCATCATGTTGATATACGAATCAATGACTTCTGGATTTTCTGTGACTAAAACTGCACCATCTGGCATCTTAATCTCCATTATAGATCCTCCTTATCCGATTAGACTTCTGCGTGTGTTCCGTCATACCAGAAAATGGTATCAGGAGTTACTGCTTTTGTTCCATAATAAAAGAACATTTCTACTGCTACAGCTTCACTCAACGGAATACGCTCAGCTGAATATGGTTTGGATGTGATAGGCTGTGCAATGGATTCATCCATCATAATCTCAAATTTCACATTGGAAGGCAATCTGTTCGAGTTATAGCATTTAACCCCATGATACATATTGAACTCTTCTGAGGTTGTATCTACATTAGTATTCACTACTGTATCAAGATACATTCTCATTGCCGAGTAAGTATCCGGGTCAAAAGTGATAGAAAGCATTGAACGGTCTAATCCGTCAATGTAGTTATTCTTCAACTTCTCAAGCTGCAGAATTGCGGATTCAACAATATCCTTAATATCTGTGACAGCTTTTGCCGGTTTGAACTGTGTTCCGGAAGTTTTACCCTCTTCAAAGAATGCAGTATCAAGTTCTGCTACCATTCGTTGTGCATGATTTGCAGAACGCTTAGCCACCAATCCGTCTACGCCAAGCAAGCGGATATCTTTCTCTTCAATCTCTTCTACAAACTCTCTGTTCACGTTAATAGGTACGGTAACGGCCTTTCCTTTTACTGCCGTTCCTTTAGTTGCTGTACGAGCGGTTCCGTATGGTTGAGAACTTGCATTCACAAATCGTTTAGCTTCTACTGTGCCGGCTGTTGGATCACCACTCAAATCAGTGTTCTTGATTTTAGATGATACTGTTCCTTTCTGGACGTTTTCAATAACGCCATCATATGCTTCTTTCAGGAGCATCTTTCCAGATTCGCTACCGTCAAGCAATACGTTCAAAGAATCAAGTCTTGTTATTTCAGATCTTGCCATTTTTTAATCTCTCCTTTTTACCAAAATGTCACTGAAGGCTTCTCTGGGTCACCTTTCGGCTGTGTTTCTGTGCCAGAGGATTTTCCACTAAACTGCGGTTTAGGTGGTTCATCCCCACCAGAATTTTCGGTATCCTCTTTTAGAAATGCATCCGCATCCGTCTTCTTATAAGATTCCAAGAAGTCATCAAATCCTTGCAACTGTCCATCTTTCATTTTCATTTCCTCTTTCAACGCATCTGCTATAAAAGCTTTCTTCGCTGAATTAGAGGAAAACTTCAATTCTGCAACTTTTTCTTTAATAGCAAACTCGTAAGCCTGATTGCTCAATTGCTTTTCGTAATTGGACTTTTCTGTGTTGTAGGTGTCCTGCAATTCTGAAAGTTCTTTCTGCAAGTCAGCTAACTTCGTAGTGTCTGTTCCTGCGTCTTTCAACTTTCCTTGAAGGTCTTTAATATCAGCATCTCTCTGCTTGATGTCTGTGTCATACTTAGTCTTATAAGTATCTCTCTCACCCTCAGCCTTTTCCAACTTGTTTTGAATTTTAACCACTTCTGATATAGTCTTATAATTCTCATTTAAGGCTTTATCAAAGTCTTCCTTCTTATCTTCCGGAACTGTAAGTTCGAAAGATTTAAGAATCTCATAGATATTCTTCATGTTTTTGCACTCCTTTATAATCTAAAATGATGTTTTTAACCCGCTTTCCGGGTTTTGGATTATCTACATTTTTTATTATACACAACTTATAAACATTTGTAAAGTGTTTTTGTGGATAATTCTGTGTATAACTTGTTTATAAGTCAAGTTATCAACAAGCAAAATGTTAAAATTGTTGATAACTCATAAACAAAACAAAAGTTATCCACAATTTTTGTGGATAACTTGTTGATAATTATAAATCATAACCTGGAACCTTTGCCCTGTTCCATTGCCTACGAAGATTTGCCTGTTTTGAAGCATATCCATAAGATTGCTTCAAGTTCTTTAATTGTTTTTTCTGTTTTTCCCAGTCTTTTCCTGCTTTTTGTAAAGCTATGATCTGTTCTTGTTTGTATCTCATTTTGGTTTCAAGATTTCTCATTACTTGACTTGTTTCGTACCTTGTTATTTCTTTATCCCCTATTTTTATTTTTTCGTTTGAATAATCTTTTATTTTTTGCAATTCTTTATCATCATATGCTGGAGGTGATACACCAAGAATTATATAAGATATACCATGTTGACAGTTGCAAGTTCCAAAATGTCTTTTTAATCTTGCATTGATTGAATTGTACTTGGAAAGACTATATTGTCTTCCTTGATACGGTAAATGGTCTTCTGCACATAATCCATGAGCATCTATTTCAATCCCATCTGCTCCGTATTGTTTTCCTGCTTCTAATCGTACACCGTAGTTTACTTGACGAACTCCTTCTAAAATGTTCATCCTCGCCGCACTATCCAATCTTCTTGTTCGTCCGCTTGAATATTGAACTCTTGCTCCTTGTGTTGCTTTATCAAGAATAATCCTTTCTAAAGTATCTTGATATCCGTCCATTCCGGTTGCTACTGTGTCTATAGCTAAATCAATAGCATCTTTATAATCTTTGGCAATGCTCGTTGTATTCGCCATGTTGACAAATGTTCCAGCAGTTAAATTTCGGACAGAACTAATATAATTCTGTATTGCGGTATTTTTAGAAAAAGCAGGTTGAGTAATTCCTTTATGCTTATATAAATACGCAACATCCTTGTATATCTCACCAGCACTTTTATCATAGAGTTTATAAATATCTTGTAAAGCTAGTCCGGATTGCTTTGAAAGGTATAGATTTATTTCCTCAATGTTATTACCCATTTTAGCCATTTGCTCTAACCTGTGCATATTGTCTTTATCTAGTTTACCAATCTCTTTTATCTGTTCTGCCATTTTTGAAAGATAAAAGAGATTGACTTTTTCGAATCTGTCAGCAATTCTAAAAGCAATGTTGGTTAATTCATCCTTTGATAAAGCCACTTAACATCACTCCTCATTATTAAATTGATTATTCTGATTTAATGTGTCTTGTTTATCAGTAGGATTATATTCTAAAGAATTGTCTTTAGTTTCTGTTGAACTAAACAAGTCGTTCATCATGTTCTGCTGTGCCTGTTCTTGCATCTTATCAATCTCTAATTGTGCAGCTTCTACAGATTCACCAGTATACCAAGAACGAACTTCAGCTTTGCTCAAAATACCGGCAGTTTGAAGTGTCAGTTTATGCTCAAGTTCTGTATCCGTATCCGTCAAAATGCTGTCTTTCCAATCTATGTTTGTGTCATAATCTCCTGCCGGTGCTAAATTATACAATTCTGTAAAAACATTCATAGCATATACCACATCCATTAAGCATTGGTTTAAAGCTTTCTGTAAATCGGAAACCGTTATATAAGTTCTTTGCTTAACAAGTTTAATCTCAGTAGCTGTTCTTGCATCTAATTCTACTTGAGACAATGTTCCTCTTGCTAATCCTATCATATCTTCAATCTTATTTGTATAAACATTTAGACCATTTATATAATTTGCATCTCGCAAAGAAGGAGCCCATTCGTGATACGTTTCGTCAGAACCTGTATCTAATCTACGATATAATCTATCTTGCAAATCATCCAAGTTAGTTTTTGTCCCATAGTAACCCTCACTATAGGTTACTGCTGCAGGGTCAACGTCAATTGCTAATTGCCCACCTTTGTATTCCCAATCCAGTCTACTGAATTGTTCATCTGCTTTTTTAATCAGTTTTGCCGCAGGACTAAAAATTGAAATTCCAAGCGGGGATTTCATATCAACATTATTAGCAAGGGGAACTTTGAAATATCCGTACAATGGCTTTTCCGTGTTCTCAATCGTAACCGGTTCTTCGCTAATTCCATTCCACCTGTCAATTGATGATAAAGGTATTTCCTGCCCAAGTTCCTGCTCTACTTCATCATCAGGATTGCGTAACTGTGCTTTGAATGCTTTGTTTTCCACAACAACCATTTTTTTATCAAAAGAGAATGTCTGTCTTTCTACCTTTGTATAAACATATTTTCCAGCAGTGAACTGGTCAAAGAATGCAACGTCAATGATATTTCCATCATCATCAAAAGCTATAGGATAAAACTCCCCTTGTTGGTTAAAATCAAGATAGAGTTGTCCATTGCTCATGTATGGCTTTATAATCATTCCACCAAGAGCCAATGCTTTTTCAAAAGATTGTGGCAGATTTTTAACAAGCCTTTTTTGGTAAATATCATTTAGGAATTTAGCTCTTGTATCAATGACATCATCTTTATCTTGCTCTATAGCATCTTCCACTCCGGGTTCTGTGATGGATGACTCCATCTCAGAAAGCGTCTGCTGTTGCAAGGATTGGCATATCTGCTTGGGCAATCCTAAAGAATACACGCCTTTAATATCATCGAGCCAAGGACTTTCATCTTTATACATGGATTTCCAAACATCCAAAGCATTTGACATTTCATCTGATATGCCATTATCATTAATTTCAAAAGCATCGATGATTGATTTATAGCCAATCATTTTGCCGATGGCTTCATAGATTAAATTCAATAATTTTTTGATCATGTTTTATTTCTCCTTATATTATTCAGTTACGGTTGTGCTTGTGTCTGTTTTAGTCGTATCTGTTTTAGTTGTAAGTGCCTCTAATGCTTCAATCCTTTTCAATAAAGACGCTACGTATGTCTTGTATATTTTTGGAAATTGTATCACTATCCAATCTACCATCGTTTCGTTGTGTCCCCATTGTGTGCAATTTTCAAAATTTGATTGCAAACCGCTTTCCGAAAGGTAAGCGTGTATAATTTCATGCCTTAATTGTTTCTTCATTAAATATTCAAAATTTCCAACATTCTTATAGTTGTCGTTTCTTATAACGATAGTTTTACTTGTATCGTCACACCAACCATCTGTATTTGCATCTTTCAAGGTCTTTCGTTTAATCTTATAAATAGTACCCAATATATTTGCTTTCATGATTTCGCCTCCTCCTTGACTTTTTAGTCTTTCTAAATCACGATATTATTACTGTTGTTTTTTTTTTCTTAATTAGTCTACCAACTATTTTCTTTGGTGCTTCCGGTATACTCCTCACCAGTATTAGCAAGTAGAAACCACGATTGTTCACTATCTTTCTTTGATCTAATAATCATATGCTTCGTACCATTTAGTTTAATAAACCGTTGCGTCAACAATGCTGTTGGCATTGAACATATCATCCACATATTCTCTACCACGTGCGGCATAAAATCAGAACCGCACAATGAAAAATCTCTCAATACAAGAGTTCCATTGTCCCTAGTTTTTCTTGATGGTGTATTAGGAGAAGCCATTACCGCATCTTGAAAATATTCATATAATGTTTCTGTAAGTGCCGTACTTACTGTATCTATACCTCCGCGAAAATTTAAAGCACCCAAAACACCGGTTTCATTTCCTGACGCAATTCCGGCTGAATACATATCATAACGTATTTGTCCAAATTCTAATGCTGCATCGTTTGGAGGAATAATAACCATTCCGTTATTAAATCCATCTGACATTGTCGATCCGTGAACATATGCAACAAGTAAATTATTATCGAAGATAAATATTTGCAAGTCAAAAACATTATTATCACCGTACCAATCAACCATATTTGCGCCGATATAAACTCGCATCTCAGACAACACATAATCATCAGTGCGTTCCCAAGGTATTAAATGTATGAAAACTCTTCCTTTATGACAAATTTCCCAATAATGAAATTGTCCGGAAGCATCTTTATAGATTCCAATTTCAACTGTAAATCCATCTTCTGCGGATAATCCAAAAATTTCTAACCATACATCCTTTTGTCCTTCTGGATCATTTTTTATCAAAGTCAATTGTTCTGCGTGTGTTTCAAATTTTCCAAGGTCAACATTTATTTCTTTCATATAATCAACTCCAATCTACACTCGTGTAAGTTTTCAAAGTTTCTTTGTTCTTCAAACATTTTATTTTAATTAAATCTATAACATCTCCTGACGCATTTACTTTATCATTCATATAGTATAATACAGAAATTGGAGATATTCCAATTTCTCTTATTGTATTATAAGGCAAATTTGTATCATCTTCACCGACCGATATTTCAGCTATTGTACCACAAGATTGACTAGGCTCTGGTGTGTTTTGTGTACTAAAGACTACTTTTCCATCAGTAATCTTATAAAATCCTTTGGTTATTTCTCCTCCAATTTTCATGCTGAAAGATATTCTGCCGTCAATTGTATTCAATGTCTTTCCTGATATTGCGCATATACCACGCCAAGCACGTTTTTCAGAACCTCCAAATGCCAATATAAAAGGAACTTTACAATCTTCTCCTATAGGAAGATTATATAATTGGTCAAACATAAAATCATACATAGGATTTCCTTCGTATAAAGCTATCTCCTGTGGAAGTTCTGGCTTATTAGAGGTAACAACTGTTATTGGATTTTCGAAGCATATATAATGTATATCTTCTTCGACTTCATTTACTGTTAATTCAAAAATCGTTGAATAATCAATTCTGGTCCAATTTGAATTTTCAAACGTCTTGTCTTTATTTATATCCAAAAAAGGAATGAATTGGTCTTTTGTCAATCTAGTAACACTCATTAGGCATTTCACCTCCTCTGTCTTTTTATAATACAACATTACAAATAAAATTACAAATCAAATTATTTTCCTCTTCGCTTCCACACTCGTTCCATTGCATATCTTGTCATGTCTATGCTGTGGTTATTAGCATCCGGATATACAGATGTTGGTTCGCCGTCTTTTGTCAATTCATATTCGTACTTTTTAAATTCTTCAGCGGTTTCCGGGCATCTGACTGGGTCTATAACAATCTTGATAAGAGACTGCAACCACTTCATTCCGTACCGAACACTGTCGGGACCTTTTTCTGCCCCTCTTGCATTTATTCCATAGCTTCTATAATCTGCGATTGATTTTTGTTCCGCACTATCACAAGTTACTACATCGTATCTATCTAGATTATAATCGGCTAATAACACTTGAGCAGTATCTTTGTTCTTCATCTTGTTAGCTCTAAATTCTTCAAAAATATACAATGTCATTCTTGTGGCATCATAATGCATACAACCATAATGGAATGGATCTGGAAACCAACCCCAGTCAACCCCTCTATATAATCTATCAAATCTTGCTATTTCTTCATCTGTTATTTGTCTTATTTCAAGATTATCGAATACTTCTGTACCGTTTCCTATAGGAATGCCTAAATATTCATATTCATATGCTTTTGGGTTTACCATTTTAAGCCATTCAGCATCATCTATAAACTGTTGCCCTAACCATTCTTTCGGTGATGTTAGATAGGTTGTTTGAGATACAAGTGTATCTTTTCTCAACTTTTCTTTCTCTATATAGTCATTTGCCCAATTCTGTCTTGATTTAGGTGGGTTCATTGATTTGAATACAACGAAGTCATTTCCACCACGAATGACAGATTGTTGTACTTTACGGATTTCTTCTTCGCCTGCAAACTCATCAAACTCCTCAAACCAAAGATAACCTATATATCCAAATGGCACTTTGATTGATTTTGATTTAGCGGCTTTATCCAATCCTTTGAATATAATCTTTTGCCCTGTTGGAAGATATTCAGCTCTCATTGGAGATTTAGTCAATTTCCATAAACGAGAAACGCCTAATATATCAATAGCCCATTCTATCTGAGAAAATACTGATGTTTCAAGAGTATCTCCTACTTTTCTATAAACTACTGCGTGTTTATTTTTATTTTCGCTCTTCATCATGTTATAGATTATTTCTACAGACACACATGAAGATTTCAATGAACCACGTCCGCCGGTCAAGTCATAATAAGTATGCTTTCCAGCTTGTATATCCTTATGAACACCATAGAATGCTTTTCCAATGCACTTCGAAAGTGGTCTACCTTTAATTGCTTTCTTCATCTAAATCATCCTCAATCTCAGCATCATCCGGAATATCGTCTATAATATTAACTGCACATTCTACATTGATATTCTTTGCTCTTACATCTAATCTTTTAGCCAACTCACTTGCGGCTTTTGTTCTTACACTCAATGCTGCTTCTAAATCAAATTGGTCTTTCTTTTCACCTCGCATTACTGATGTGAGATATTCCATTACTTCCTGAATATCAGCAATTTTTGCATCGTCCAATCTTTCCCTTATTGCTTCGATGTAATTCTGGATTCTTACATCTTTTAACAAGCGCGAACCTTGTGCATATGCTCCTTTAGGCATATATCCTGCACTAATAGATGATTGTGTCACATTGTTAGTTTTCATATATTCTTGTACGAATAAAATTTGTCTTGGGTTAAGATGTTTCTTACATTCCTTTTCTTTATCAGTCTCTTTTCTCATTTTTTACCTCCTGCCATAATCTATTCAATTCACTTGTTGCTTTTATTTGAGAAGCCGTATTTATTAGTTCTTTTTTATTATGAACTAATTTATACATTTTAATAAATCTATCTTGCTCCACAGAATAAAATTGATATGTGTTTATATACACCAATACCCCTTTTTGCTTTAATGCTAATTGTAATTTATACATTAGCTTAGATAAATCTGCCATATATATACACCTCCTTTTTAGTATTATTATAGTATACTAATTATTTTTTGTAAATAAAAGAAGGATGTTTTTATTTACATCCTTCCGCATTTTCGTAATTTTTATTTATCTTTTATATGTTGCAGATACATTTCGTGTTGTTCTTGTTTCGTCATATTAGCATACTTATCTTCATTTACTGAATATTTGTATTCTATATGTCCGGAAAGTAATATGATCAAAATAATAATTATTCCTAATGATATATTAAGCAGTTTTTCTTTTTTATGTTTTTCATTATTATTTACTTTCCATAACTTTTTATGATTATTTTGAGATTTCCATTTTTTCCACCACGTTTCCCCCATTCCTATTTCTATTGCTTTCGGGTTTCTTAATTTTCGTCCATATCTTTTACAAGTTGCTTGTTCTAATTTATTCATATTATTTCTTACCTCCTAATGATAATTGTAATTTGATGCATTCATTTAATATCTTCACATCATCTTTATTTATTGTGCCACTATAATTTTTTAGATATTTTTTATCAACTGTCAACATCTGTTCCGGCAGACAATAATTTAATCTATTATTTATCTGGAAACATAATCTACCATGCATTGGAAGATAATCTTTCTTTGTTGTTAATGGAACAACCTGAACTACATCGCAATATAGATTATTCTTATCGTTACTAACAACGACACAAGGTCTAAATCCTCGTTGATAATGTTTTCCGTCAGGAAATAACATATCAAGGTCTAACCAATATACATCTCCACGTCTCATATTGCTTTCTCTACTTTCTTTTTTGCCCTGCTTAATAATCTGGATACTCCAGCTTGAGTTGTTCCTATCATATTAGCTATCTCAGTTTGATTCATTCCTTGATAACGTAATTTACAAACCATAAGCTCTCTTTCATTTAATATATCTTCTAAATCGAATAATACCAAACTATCTTCTAAATATTCTGTTCCAAGCATATCATCAAGGCACAATGAATCTCCATCTCTTTCATACACCTCCTGGTCAAGGCTTATAGTATATGAAGATATTTTTCTTTTATCACATTGGGCTAATCTAAAATATGTTTTCACAACATTAGTAAGAACGGCACTAGCATATGAATTAAATTTCACTCCACTGTCTTTATTATAAGACAGTGCCGCTCTACATAGTCCCAAGGCTAATTCCCCATACTCTTCATTTGGATTATACCCCCTACCGATATATTTTGAACCAATATACCAAATAAGTCCTTCATTATCCTCAACTAACTTTCTTTGTTCATCGTTTAATTTTTTCATAATTATTTCTCCTTTGCTTTTTCAAAATTTTTTATAGCTGATTTGATAACCCAACCAGTCCAGCTTATATCATCTTCTTCCAGTTCCATATAATACATTCCACGAGTTTCTTTTATAACTTCCCCTTGCATAATGCAAAGGGGCATTGGATGTCCATTATTCCATTTATCTTGAAAATCAAATGTAGTTGTTGCAGGTTCTGTCATATATTTTTTAACAGTGATTTTATACGACTTTCCTACTTCCATTTTATTTGATTCCATATGCTCTATTGCATATGTTACTCCACAATGTCTTGCTGGAAGGGTAAACTCAAATGGTTTACCCTCTTCAAATTCCTGTTCACTATATCTATGTATTTGCTTAAATATTTCTTTCATATCATTCTTCCCCTAAGCTATCCCATATTCGTTGAAAACTTTTACCATCACTTTTGCTATTTCTCTGTCTACTCCTTGTGCTACTAACTGATTTATTTTGTCTTTTTTACTATCTCTTTCTACATTTCTTAATAAATCTTCCTCATTTACAATCTCTTCGATTATATTTAATCCTGTTACTTTAGTCATAATATGTATCCTCCTTGTTTGTTATGTATTTCTTATTTACAAATATATTGTAATACATAAAAAGAAAAATGTCAAGTGATTTTTTGAAAATTTTTATAAAAAAGCGGTGAGAATAAACTCACCACAATAAGAATTAAGACAGACATTTCAATATTAAATAATCCAATGATATATCTTCATCAATCTTTCCCATCTTAATTCCGGATTCTATTTCTTGGCAAAGTAACATATTTCTTTTTACTTCTTCAATATTGTAACCACCAACATTCTTAGTGCATCCCCATAACTCTCCTTTTGTCATTCCAGTTCTTTCCATCGCTCCTTGCTTATTCTTACCAAGTCCTTGATATGCAAGTAGATTTCTAAAACCGTTATATAAAATTGATGCTATCATCATTGCAGGTTCACCTTTTCTTTTGGCTTCATCCAGCTTCTGTATAGCTTTTTCCGGGTATCCACCTAAAACTGCATCAGTTAATTCAAAGGTGATATCTCCAATTTCTTTATGAAATAACCCTTGTTTATCTAACTCTTCAAAGCATTTATCTTCATTCTTTGATTTAATAAATTTCATGTATTGTTTGACTTTATCAATTTCAAACAATATTCTACCATAATCATTACCGCAATAGCCAATCAACTTGCTTATATTTTCGTCACTTAAATCGGGTAAATCGCACTGGATGTATTGTTGTAACACCTCACAGCTTAAATGCGAAAATTGAACGCAGTTTTGTTGATTCTTCTTGTAGAAAGATTCCTTCTTACTGAGAGTATTATATCTTAGGATTAAATAATCTTTTGAATTATTGAATTGTTTTTTAACAATCTCCCATGCCTCTGCATTTTTAGAAAATGTAAAATCATCTATCACTGTGAATATTCTACATCTTTTATCAAGGGTTTTTCTTCTTGTTATATTCAACACAGACTGAACACTCTCACAAGGAATATAGGTATACTTAATGGAATTTCGTATTTGCTGAATATATTCGTCAATGATTTTTTGTTCCTCCCCAAAAAATATCAAATAATGTGGAATATTAAATGATGATACTTTTTCCATCAAATCACGCAGTTCCATTTTTATCCCTCCCATCATCTATCAGCTTTATAGCAGATAAATCAATTCCACAATTATTGAGCTTACCTATTATCAAATCCCAATCTTTACACCACTTAATAAACTCGTCTCTTTTCCATCCAGATGGAATCACTCTTTCTTCATAAGGCTTCAAAATAAAGCACCTCCTAATTTTTTAATTTTTTGCTTTTCCATTTTTGATTTGTTTAAATAATGACAAGCTATATTCATTAAATATTCCTTATCATGTTCGTTTAATCTATCATATAGATCAAAACCTGTTGTGCCGTCAAAATCGTACATCGCATATCCATATTGTGTTTTCTGGATATCTATATCCTTTTGTAATTCAACTAATTGGTAGCTTAATTCATCATATTCTCTATCAGATAATTTTGGAGAATCTAACTCATGATATGCTATTGCGTTTAATATGATTTTTCTTTGAAGAAAATTAACACATTCCAATTTAGTCCATCTTCTCGGAAATTTCTGCATTATTTTTCTCCTTCATTTCTGCATTATTTTTCTCCCTCATTTCCGCAATATAGATTTTTGTGGCACAATCTAATAGCTTTTCGCTTAGGCTTACAGTCTCCTTGAATCTCTTATTACAAGATCGTAGTAGCATTGCATAATTTCATCAAATTCCATTTTTTAATCCCTCCATAATCTTAATAAGCATTGATTCAATGCTAGCTTTTTTATTGATACTGCTTCTTTGCAATTCCTGCCTGCATGAACAGATATCTTTTATGATACATAAGGAAAGAGAACAAAACCCATAAGAATCATATAATTTCTGTTCAAATATCCTCATGAAAATCAAACAATCTACTTTATCTTCGGCAGTCTTTTTAGCTTTTAACTGTGTAGTTGCTTTCAACAATTTAGTACCACTTCTGGTCCTAAATGCTTCAAGCACATCATCCACACATTTCTCTGCTTGCAATATCTTTTCCTCCGGCGTATCAAGGAGACCTATATTATTGCAGTATTTTAATAGAGTTTCGTCCATTGTTACTTTTTGTAAATCTTGAATAGTATAAGGCTCCATTTTAAGAATGGTTCCCCGACTTCTAATCGTGCCTAACATATTATCTACATTCTGGGCCGTCATTATAAAATAAGCGTTATTAGGTGGTTCTTCAACTACTTTAAGAAGTGCGTTTTTTGCTTCATTTTTCATATCATCCGCATTTCTAAAAATATAGCAAGTTGGTTCTGTAATAGTATAAGCATTTTCTATTGTTTCCCGGACTTCTACAATACTATTTCCCATGATTATTCCTTTTGCATTTATCATTTTTATAATGACTTTTGCAAGAGTCAATCTTCCACTGCCAATATCTCCGGAAAGAATAATGAACCTAGGTACTGACTTATTGCATCGCCACTGAATAAGAGTATTTATATTATTTTTCTGCCCAATCATATAATACCTCCAGTTCGTAGCAATATACCTGATGAATAACACTACAATTATACTTGCTCCTAGGTAATTTTGGGTTATATTTTTCCAAAGGGCAACAATATGGGACTGGGTGATCTTCCAAAACCACTACTAACTCACCTTTTGAAAAATTATCGTGCGTATCAGCTAACACTTTGCAAACTTTTCCTTTCAACATATTAATCCTCCTTTCCGCAATAAATCAAAATAGATAATTCAATCAATGTCTTTGGGTCGTTTTCCCACTTAATTTGATTACTAACTGATACAATAAAATCCATCACATCAAATAAACTATCATCAATAAGCTGTTCCAATTCATTTTCAAGTGTATTAGGTAGACTAATATACCCAAAATTCTTATAAAGTGCATATTTTTCTACTTCAAGAACAAACTTTGCAAAGTCTTTCATAAACTGCTTAACATCCTTGCCCGCATTGTATACAGCCTCAATAATTCTAACCGCCGATACTTTTACCTTTCCCTCTAATGCAGATAAAAATGTTATAAATGTGCTATAATCTTCTGCACCAATCGTTTTTAAAACATTTTCCAGAGTTAAAACATCTGACAAAGATAGACACTTATCCATCAATGTGATAGCGTCTCTCATACCACCACTGGATACCTTAGCTATATACTCCAGAGCATCTTCATCACAATCTATACATCTAATGCCTTCATGTTTAGCCCATTCTATATCATTGATGGCATCCTGTGAACCTCCGGCAGCTTCTATCATTTCTCTATTTTCCTCTGCAATTATACCATTTAATCTTTTCACAATTCCCTCATTACTTATTTTTTGGAAATTGTATCTTTGAACCCTTGATAAAATCGTATTAGGAATTTTCTGTGGATCCGTTGTGCAAAAAATGAAAATCGTAAATTTTGGGGGTTCTTCGAGTGTCTTTAATAATGCTTGCCATGCACCATTACTTAATGAATGGCACTCATCCACTATGAATATTTTATATTCTGCATCAAGCGGCTTTCGTTTAGCATCTTCTATAATCTGTCTAATATTATCTACTCCACTATTACTTGCAGCATCCACTTCAATAGAATTTCCTTTTCCCTCATTTATCATATTCGCAAAAATTCTTGCAGATGTTGTCTTACCTGTTCCAGCTGGACCGGTAAATAAATAACCGTGTTGAAATGTTTTTGTTTTAATTTGATTTTCCAAAATATCTTTTATTGCACTTTGTTCCGTCATGTCATTGAATGACGTTGGTCTATATTTTACTGCTAATGATTGATTTGCCATTAAATATCTTCATCCTTTCTATTTATATGATTCACTTATTTTTCTTTTGTCCTCATTAGTTTTTCCGCATTATGCGTGATTAAATCGCTCAGTGGAAGCTTTTCGATCCATTTACAAAATTCGCGCCACTCATCCAATTTGTGATTTTTCCTTGAGTGATACATATTAGCTAATACTTCATAATTCATCATTACGTTTCTTGTTTGATTGTATGATGATGGAAGAAGCTGAATCATTTGCCACCAGTACCGCTTGTCTTTTGTTTTGATAAATTTTTTCCATGCAGAATTCAAATATTTAATAGCTGTTACAAGAGGATAGTTAAAATTCACATCATAACTGGGTGCTATATTTAATAAATCTAATTGTTCACAACTGAAATCTTCTTTAGTAAACTCTTTTTCCTGAATCTTGTGCATCGTTGAACAAGAATTTGAAACAGTACCGACCTTGTATTGGTCGAATTCTTTCCACCAATACAACGGAGCAGTAATTCTAGCATACGCCGGCATCATTCTCATATACTTTCTGTGATCCGTGCCTGCTTTGGATAGTTGTTCCATTAAATCACGATCGTTATAGCCTAACGAAAAAGAATCATTGTCTATAATATCATTACCCTCAAAATCTTTTCCATAATAGGTTCCAACAATACTGTCACTCTTCTCCCAACTATTCTTTGCATTTCTCATACCTTCAATAACAAATTGCATCTGCTCCGATGAAGCTAATACTACGTGTTCTAATTTAATCATTGTCTTCCTCCTTATATCTTAAATATTCTAAAAACTGTCTTTCGCTTAATATATAGAAATCGTTTCCATGTGGATGAAATCTAAAAGCTAACACACCACATTCTTTCCCTTGTTCAAATGCTTGTTCATACATCTTATCCAACACAACTGCTTTTACTGTATAAGATGATTTTGCTTTTGTCGGTGTTTTTGCTTCTATAAAAAATTTATCTGTATGAACATCACCACCGCCAAATTTTGTTCCTCCGGAGTTGCTCTGCACTTTACCACCAGTTACTTTTGCAATGTGCTTTTCCTGTTTATCTGAATAATCTCTAGTTGCCACAATGAACTACCTCCTCATCCAGTAGACTAAAATCTATTGCAGTATTCAGTCTTCCATATATAGATGAACTATTATATACAGAAATATGATCTAGCTTATTACTAATCTCTATGTACAAAGCACCTACATGACTATCATCATACTCTTTTACTATTTCTCTTATCTCTTTTAATTTTTCTAATATCTTGTTTTCGCATTCTTCTCTATCCATTTTATATTTTCTCCTATTAAATATATCTTTCATTTACCCACCGCTTCTACTTGGTCTTGTGTGAAGAATGCTGACTCTTTTAAGAAATATCTTCCATTATCAACTTCTTCTTTTTCTCCTTCTTCGTTTTCTACTTTTTTGATAGACCGTTTCCACACTGAAATTCTATGCTTTGATTTTTCTCCTTTCTTTACTTGATACCCTAGTTTCTTCCATTGTGCATATGTATGTATGTAGCACAATTTTATTTGGGTCTAAATTATTTAACTGCATATATCCTAATATAATAGATGTATTTGTCATGATATGTATCCTCCTTTTATGTATTTATTAACCTAGATATTTTTAATTACAATTTTTGCACATTCTTCATATGACATTCCATATGCTACCATTGTCATTGCTAAGTTCTTAACCTTCTCAAATGTTTCTTTATCTAATTCTAACTCCTCTAATAAATATTTATTGAACTCTGCTCTTGTCATATCCTTTTACCTCCTTTCCTTTACTGTAATTGTATTGTAACACATAAAAGTATAAAATGCAAGTGATTTTTTGAAAATTTTTCAAAAAAAGTTATCCACAATTTTTTGTGGATAACTTATATAAAATTTGAATGATTTAATATTCATTATACTACACCCAGTGGTTATCGTATGTGTACATTTTACCGGAATGCTTTGTTGTTTTTGTCTTAACCAATCTATTTGCATCTTTTTTGGCTATTTGAACTTCGTGCCTTCCACTAGGTTTTTTATAGATAATAGCGTCATAAGAACTTTTAGATAAAGCAGAAGCGTTCTCCTTATCTCTTGTCTGCCATTTCTTAGAAGTCATAGGACCTTTAGGATAAGACTTGCCTGGGTGTAACTTTTCCCATGCATTTCTAAGCATTTCTCCATCTGTTGAACCATTTACAACCAATGGATTATTTAGCTTAATGTGATATGTATCAATATTTTTATTCGATTCCTTTCCATAATTACTCGCCTCCCCAAACGATGCACTTAGAAAAATCATTTTATTGGGTGCGGATAAATCTCCAGACCTATGAACCTCGTAAGTTCCAGGAGCACCATAATTAGAGGAACCACTTGTAATAATTCCAGATTGTTTACCACTAACTGAACTTCTTCCACCCATAATAATCAACTCCTTTCATTTGTATTATACAGTATAATTTACAAAACTACAAGTAGTAGCTATTAAAGATTTTATTCTTTCCTGACTTTTTTCCGGACATCTTAATAAAATATGAATAGGATTCAATCTTTCTTCTACATATTTAGCACAATGAATGAAATTGTCAAATACATCTGGATTCTTAATACTTCCTACAGCAGATAGCATTATAACGCTATTCTTTGGCATTCCGTCAAGACACCAATCTAAGCTAGATTTTGTTGACCAATTAGGAGATGGAATAACTGTGATTCCTTGCATTTGACACATTCTAGCAAACCACAAATTCCGGTAATGATTAAATCTTTGAAGTGGCTCAGGCATATCTGTATAAAGGCTAAAATCCGGCATAACAATTCCTTTATAGTCTTTCAACACATCAATATATCTCTGAGGATTGTTCCATATTCTGTTGAATAAATAATCTTGTATATAGAAATGTACGAAATAATCTTTATCCTTATTAGATAATGCATAATTAAAAGGCAATGTTCTCAATCCTCGTCTTGGTATAGATAATGATTTTAAGGGTTCCAGTATCGGGAACCCTTTATCAGTAAACTTCATTTCAAATGGTGTCTTATACCAATTCAATATATCTTGTCCGTTTATATAGGCATTACGCTTCATTTAATAATTTCTCCAATTTTGAATAAAAATCTGTATAGTTATCATTTTCCTTTAGGTGTTCAACTAACTTAGATTTACCTTGGAATTTATTGAGAATTTCCCCTGTTTCAATATCAACCAAAGAAAACCATGCCCCGCCCTGTGCAACTAATCCCATCTTGATAGCAACATCTACTGCATCTGACACATAATCAATACCTTCAAGATATTTCAATGTGTAAAATCCTACTTTTCTATCCGGTCTGCATACTTTAGATTTCACGAGTGCTACATTGACTATATTTCCTGCCGGGTTCTCACAAGCTCTCGAAAGTTTATTATCCTTATCATCAATATAATTTCCTTTTCTAAATTCAAGACGTGTGCTACAACTATGCCGCCACGCTCTTCCACCTGTCGTTGTTGTTCCACCATACATACTATTCATATCGTCTCTTACTTGATTTATTCCTATAAACGCAGTTTGTGTTCTTGCAAGAACTGGAGTTATTTTCTTGCTAAATTCAGTTAATGCCATACTTACTCCACCATAGGTTCTTTCACCAATCTGTTTTTCATTTGCTTGCATTGATACCATAGCACCAATTGAATCTAATACACACAGACTGATTTCTCCGCTATCTATTAGTTCAATCATCATATTAAAGACTTCTTCTGCTCCCATGCTATCCGGGTCAAGATAGATTATATCGTCACAGTTCAATCCTAACTTTGTTGCCCAACAAGAATCGAAAGTATGTTCAATATCTACAAATAACACTTTTTTATCCGGAAACATTCTTTGAGCATTTCCTGCTACATCAATAGCCGTAGTCGTTTTTCCACTTCCATCTGCTCCATAAAATTCCGCAATTCTTCCAACTGGAATACCGCCATATGTCATATAATTTAATCTACATGATGAAAATGGAATTTTCTGTACTTCTTGAAAATCTACACCTAACTGAATATTTCCTACTTTCATTTTCTTATTTAAGTCTTTTATAATTAAATCAAGATTACTCATTGTCATCCTCCAAGTCTAATTTCTGCCCGCAATTCGGCCAGTAGTCATAATTATCATAATCAACCTCATAACGCTTTTCACAGCAGGGACAGATCCATGTGTCGTATACAAGATGCCCATCTGCGTAGCCATCGCCTTCATATGTCGGTTTCTTAGATATCTGCTTTTCTAGTGCTTGTACTGCAATCTTCGTTGATTCTGTAAGCTCCTCTTTAGTTGTATTCAGTGGTATCCCTTGTGGGTTGCTAAAAGATGTTGCAAAACCAATGGTATTACATATTTTTATTGCTTCACTCTCTGTCATATTGTTCCTCGCTTTCTAACAATTCAGGATTGTCAAAAATGTTTCCAATAATTTCGTCTTGAGATAAACTCCATCTAATCACATTTTTATATGAAAATGTAGGCGATTCATATTTAACGACATCAATTCTTATTTTCTCATTCCATTGATATTTCATAATATCATTTTCCCAAATTAACCTGCCGTTCTTGTCTTTCATTCCGGTGCATTGGCAGATTGTATTTTTGTCAATTTCCTCTGAACTTAATGCATCTCCATTAATCGGTTTAATAAAACACTTGCCCGTCTTGTGTATTGAAAGAAAACCAAAAATCCACTCTTCATTATCAAGTCTCTTACCCTTGAATAAATATCTATCTTCCATACTATTCTCCTTCACTCAATTCTTTCTTTGCAATAAGCTTTAATATCACTAACACACTCATCACAGATTCTTGTTTTATATTTTCGCCTACTTCTCATTGGCTGTATTCCAGTAAAAGACAGTCCATTCATATCTGAACACTTTAAAGATATACCATCTACCTCACTGACTTTTTTGCCACACACATCACAAATTTCTATTACTACCATAGCTTATTCTCCTCCTATAAATTATCGAATTCATTTTGTAAATATGCTTTCTTTTTCTTAACCCAATCACTAAATTCTTTCTTCAGTTCCTCTGAAGTATAAGATGGAATCCTATAAGTATCTAAAGCCCTTAAATCTTGTATGATTACTTTAGCTCTTTGATAATCTTCTTTTGTCATACTAATTCACCTCACTTTTATTGATGTAACGACTATTCGATAGCTCCATCTCCGCTATACGTTTATTCATTACTTTTTTCAAGCTATTCAACATTTCATACCCTGCATCCATTCTCAATTTTACTTTTTTATAAGCTCTTGAATATATAGCAAGTGTCATTGTTTCTGTTTGTGCTATAAGCTCTGCTTGTGCTGTTTTATCTGCAACTGTCTTTCCTGTTGCTTGTTCTCTTGCTTTTGAATATACTTCCTGCCTTATAGCTTTACAAGTATCTTCTTTAATACCCAAATCTTCTTGTGCCGAGCCTGTGAAATAAAGAGCATTTGCTAAATCCATTATAAGAAATTCTAACTCTGTATCAGTTATTCCCCCATTATTTTGCAGCTGGTCTTTAATAACTGACATTAAATCATCCAAATCTTTGCAATACTCCGTCACAAGATTATCCGATATTTCCTTGATTGTATCACTTATATTATCCACATTTTGCATTATATCTTTCGCAGTTTTATTATTTCTTTTTTGTGGATAAAAATCGCACGATGAGGTATTCCCTTTGCAATTGCACACCTCAACTTCTTTAGTGCCTAAGCATCTTCCATTTTTATAACAACTGCAAACAGTTCCATCCCTACGACTTGCCACTATAATGCCTCCTTTATATTTATCCAACTTAAAATACTCACAATCAAATCTTTCAGCACGTAACATAGAACCGCAATGACCACAAACAAAATCATCATAACCAGTATAATTAGTGGCATACCTGCAATTCTCACAACAATTTTTTATCTCGAAACGCCTACTCATAATTATCAGCTCATTCCATAATGTCTCCTTCCATATTCTGCTATCAATAATGCCTCTGCCATTCCGTCATGGTCTTTCTTGCATCTTTCTGTTGCTTTTAGATTCACATTTGGAAATAATCTCTTGCATACTTCAATGGATGTATTTTTATCCGATGTGCAAGAAAATTCTTTTTTCCATTTCTGTGGTGTGACAAGTTCATAAGGAATGCCATATGCTTTTAATACGCCCTGAATAAATCCAAAATTCATTCCGAAGTTAAATGTACTTGACACGCCCTGCTTAGGCATTGCGTGAACGTGTTCAAGATAGCATATTACATCATCCTGCCAATCTAGTGCATATATAAATTCAAGGTTATTTATTAAAACATCATCGGAGTATGGATATGCTTCACTTCTATTCTTACTATCACTTATGCAAGCTATTCCACCATTTTTTCCTGGGTCAATTCCTATATATATCATTCTATCTCTCCTTATTTCACATTCCATTCAAATACAGCACTATAATCGCCTTCAAAATACTTATAAACACACTGTATACAAATCAGCTTATGACCTAGATTCGATACAGAACCTTCTAGATTAACTTTCTTATCGCATAATACGCAAGTGTGTCTTAATTCGTTACTGCAATTTGTACCATATTGTTTGAATATTTTCCTATTTTCCCTATCAACTTTTTATTTATTTCTGGTAATTTCTCAAATAAATCTATAAAGGGAGTTCCATTGAATGTTGCATTCATTCTTATCCTACCTTTCTGCAAATTGACTTATATCTGCACCATTTACAATTCTTTGTATCCTCTGTTTTAGGTGGTGCAATCATTCTTTCTACATATCCTTCACATTCTGAGATATAATTGCACAACCAATTCTTCATATCCTGCGTAACTTCAAATACTTCAGGTACTTCAAGTGTGCATATATCCCTGTTTTCATACATTACAAATGCCTTGTCTAAATCCAAAGCAGTACAATAACAGATCACTTGATTGTGATGCTGTTCCAAACAATGATTATCTAACTGATTATACTTGAAAGAAACAACATTCTTGAACTCCCAAAGAAAATCCTCATTTGTAGATATTCTTCTTATAATTCCATCACAACGGAAAGATAAGTTTAATGCAGTATCTATAAGATGTGTTTCTGCTCCTTGTGTTCCTTTTACTATCAAAGATTTACATTTGCCGAATTTCTGTTTTTCCTTTACATATTCAGCAACATCTAAATACTTCCAATCATACCCCATTTTCTGCATATTCAATAAAGCATTTTGTAATGCCTCATGCCTTGCTGTTCCTGTATCCGCCATTCCTGTTGAATTATATTCTACTGTTTCTGGGTCTTGTGGGGCTTTTGTACGAGTGAAATACATATTCCTCATACAATGCAAGGAAGAAGGCTTGTAGTAATTACTTCCTTTTCTTCTTCCTTCTTGTTCTGTTCTTTCAATGCAACTCATTACATCTGCCAGAAACTTCTTATTTGCAGGAAGTTGTGGCTGGTTGTTGTTTATTAGATTTAATAGTTTTCTACTCAATTCTTTACCTCCCATCTAGCATGATAACCAAGCCTAAGACTATAAGCTTTCTTTCCGTTGGTGTACCCACAGTATATACTGTATTCTTTCCAATCCTCAAAAATTATTGGTTTTTCACCGTCATTTGAAAAATATACTTTTCTAGCAATCATATCAATTACCTCATGTTTTATGTAGTTGTTAGTTATTGTTTGTTTATATTGTAACACATAAAAAGATAAAATGCAAGTATTTTTATAAAATTTTTCAAAAAATATGCACCCTATATTTCTATAAGGTGCATACCCCTAATTATTCTGCCATGTTCTCTAAATCTTCATCTTCCAGCAATGCTATAACCTGTGTTACTTTTCCACTCTCAATCTTCAACGCATTTTCATTTCCGTAGCAAATCTTCACTGTATCGTCCGGATTAGCTTGCAATTGTTCTTTAAGCATTGGAATATCCACGCAACACATGAACGGTTCAAAGTCCTTACTTTCTACGTAGTTGATAGTCTCTGTAGATGCGTCTTTTTTACTGTGGATATTGATACCCTTTCTACCGAATGTAAAATATGCACCATTCTTATCGTATGGTTCGATGAATAATGCAAGTCTATCAAGCACAGATAAAAGTAAATCCTTTGGTACTTTGCAAGAAGATGTAAATGCTTCATCGAGATAAGCGTTTACTTCATTTGCCGGAAAATCTTCAATTCCTTCCATCAATGCCCCATCAATAACAACATCTTCTGTCACGAATTGAATACCTGTTTTTCCAATATAAACTTCAATATCTTCATTTGTATTCAATGTCAACAACTGCATCTGCTGAGCGGAAATAAGAATAGGTTCTTCGTTATCAAACATCTTAAATCCATTGAATGTGATTACATTTGCATCTGTACTAATAACAGTATTTCCGCAATAGTAACCAGTCAATGCAGGATTTTCTAATGTCTTTGCAAGGGCTGATTTATTGATATTATATGCTTGCATAACACTTGAAAGTTTGGTTGAACAATGCACATTCTTATCATCTAACGGCTTAATATCCGGGAACGAGATAAGTCCTTCTTCGTCTGAAATCAATGGAATCTTATATGTTCCGTTAGCCTTTATTGATAACACATCATCAATAATCAACAATTCAATGTCTTCGGAAGTTGTTTTTGCAATCAATTTCCCGAACTTGTCAGCATCAACTGTGATATCCATATCCACGCCGGACACCTTATCAATGATAATACATAATGTGCTAGTCATGTCTGTTGTAAGCAATCTCAACTTTCCGTCCGATAATTTAATACCAATCATTGAGGTAATTGGTATAAGATTATTAAATCCGGCTCCCTTAATTGCTTTGTTTACTGCTTCTTTCATTCTGCTTGTTACTACTTTCATTTTTTTAATCCTCCTTTAATTCAATTTCATTAACGAATAAGCTTCTTTTCTTAACTCAACATTATCGTTGAACTCACCTCTTATAGTGGCTGTTCTTGTCTTAGCTCCCCTGCTCTTAATACCTCTTGCAGTCATACAACTGTGTTCCCCTTCTACAACAACCAACACATCATTTGAACCGGTTGCAGTCTGTACGATCTCGGCAATATCTGAACCTATTCGTTCCTGAAGTTGTAAGCGCTTTCCAACCATATCCGCAATACGAGCAAACTTGCTAAGTCCTAATACCTTTCCATTTGGAATATAAGCAATAGACACACTCATATTATACATCAAAGCTAAATGATGTTCACAATAACTAAATATTGGAATATCCTGCACAACAACCAAATCATTGTTATCTGTATCAAAACATTTGCAGAATTTTTCTGCTATCTCATCGTTCGTGTAGTTCATTCCCTCAAATACTTCCTCATACATCTTAGCTACTCTATGAGGTGTATCTACAAGTCCAGGTCTTCCAGGGTCATCACCTAAAGCAATTAGGATTTCTTTTACTGCCTTTTCAATTCTTTTTTTATCTATCATT